ATAATACATCAAGTAAAGATGATATTGATGATATTAAAGATGATATACAAGCATTAAAAGATAATAATGATTTATTAATGACTAATAAAGATAATAATGATTATCGCAAAAATAACTTAATTGAACGTGATTTGTTAGTTGATTACGTTATTAAACGTATTGTAAATCAATTAGTAAAAGCCAATAGAATAGATTGTAAGAGTCATTAATGTTTAATAAACGTGTAACCAATAAAGGGGTTAATAATAATATGTATATCAATCAAGAGAATAGTATAACAAGAGAACATAAGCGGAACTTAAATATATTAGATGGTGTATTATTAATAGTAGATATTAAGCGTATTAAACATCATATGAGACTATTAAACAAATATCATCAACATATTAGTTTAGGCATGTTTAGTTGTCTTAGTATAGTTAAGCAATACAAGCTCAAAACAATACAATTACAAGTCTTGTATAATAGTATGTACTATAATGGGTTTATTAAATAAACTCGGCAATACGTTAGTATAAATAATTAACCCCTCGTAATAGAGGGGTTTTTTATTGTGCGTTACTTTTTAGATATAAGTTTAAAAATGTTATAAAATTCAATCAATATTATAATATGGAAGCAAAAATTCAACCTCTCCTCGAATGCTCAACGGAACTTCGAAGGGGAGGGCATCGTAAATAAAAGACCTGCACTCATTCTAAGATATATTTTTGAAAATATTTTTTTAACTTTTTTTTTCTTATAATATTCTTTTTTTTTACTTTATATATATATATATATTAATATGTTAACAATATATATGTTAACAATAGGGGCTAATTTGCATATTAGTATTTTTTTTCCTTATATTAGCTCATGGATTTCAAGGACATTAAGGAAGATAGGCACTATTTGTATGATAATTCGGAAGAATTCAAGGCATTTGTGCAAAATACCCCAATAGTGGAAGATTGGAGAGATGGTACACAAGGTGATTGGGTTATAACTGATGATGGGTATGTCTGCCAAATCCTTAGATTGTCTAAAATTGGTAAAAAAAAGTGCATACGCACATTATGTGGGACATATGCTATTGATGGTTCGGTTCAAATGATTGGCGATAATGGTATTGTTGACAATATCTATTCATTTTCGGGTAAGCATTCGTTTGATACGGATAAAGTTAGTGCAAAACAACATTTATTTGCACAATACGTTGCAAAAGGTGATAATGCCATTGATGCATACAAGAAAGCTCATCCTGATGCAAAAAGCGAATCATATATCAAACATAGAACAAGTAGTTTACTAAAAACTGAAAGTATACAAAAGATGATTAAAAAAGAAATTCAAGAATGTTTAGCCTCTGAAGGTGTTACTCCTGAGTGGATTATAGGTAAATATAAGACTGTTATCGATGTTGCAGATAAAGAATCTGATTGTTTAAGAGCATTGGAGAGCTTGACGAAGATTGCAGGCATGTTTGACACTCAAGACACTAAATCAGAACAATTGACTGTATGGGCTGGTTTTTCACCTGAACAATTGGAGGCACTTAACAATGGCGACAAAAAACTCGTTGCACACGCAGAAAAGGAAAAATAAGGATTATTGCCCAATCTGTAAGAATAGTTTGTATTTAGATAATAAATTTTCAAGAAGGGTTGGAATTTTGAATGAATTTGATGAAGTTGATGAATGGATGTGTCCATATTGTGAAACTCAATTTAATTTAAATGATAGGCCAACTATGTTATATGGAAAAATGAATGTTGAAGGAGAAGCATGATAGCTGATGATGTAAGGTCTGATGAATTTTTTACAATTGTTAACCATACACTCGAAGAAGAGGGTGGATATGTTAATGACCCTACCGATAAAGGTGGAGAGACTAATTACGGGATTAGCAAAAGAGCTTATCCTGACTTAAATATCTTTAAATTGACTGAAGATGATGCAATAGATATATATTGGAAAGATTATTGGCTTAGAGGTAAATGTCATAAAGTTCCAGTTAAGCTTCAAGCAATATATTTTGATATGTGTGTAAATTTTGGAATTAGTGGAGCAATTAAAGTGCTTCAAGAGACTGCTAATGGTAAAGGCGCTGATATAGGAGTCGATGGCAAAATAGGACCAAATACAATAAAAGCAATACAAAATTTAAGTTTAGAAAGAGTAAGAGCTTTTAGAGTCCTTAAATTTGCAAAGATAGTAATCAATAAGCCTGAACAAGTGAAATTTTGGTACGGATGGTACCGTAGAAGTTTAAAAGTATAAAAATTAAGGAGATAATATGGCAAATAATGCAAAGCAAAATGAAATGGAGAGGATATTAATGGCATTGCTTGGTGGACCAGCATCCATTCCTGCTCAGATAATGAAGGGTGCTCATGATAATATAGATGCACTTATATCTGATAATGAAAATAAAGATTTTTTTGAATTACAAAATTTAGTGCCTAATACTGGATTTTCAATAGATGATGAGGTTCCTCAAGGCGTAGAAGGAACGTATCCAAATGAACAAGCATTTCAACAAGCAATGATGCAACAGGCTTCTCCTGGTAGAATAAGCCGAGAAGAAATGGAGGCAATGGGAGTGGGAGTACCTCAATCATTAGTACCTCAATCATTGGGAGGAGCTGCGATGGGATACGAAGCTAAGATAGGTGCCAAAAGAGGTATTAACTCTATACTTGGTGAATTTATGAAAGAATTATTTAAAAAATAAATGGCCAATTTAAATCTTAATGGCAATGTATCTAAGAATGAAGAGATATTACATAGTGTACATAGTGATTTAATCACATTTGGGAAATTATTCTCTCCTCAAGACTTTTTAGCATCCGCAACTCCGAAATTTCATAATAAAGTTGGAAAATTATTAATTGATAGAGAAATACAGCAATTAGCTCTTGTTTTACCAAGAGACCATGCTAAATCTACTTTAGCTGCTGCTGCAGTACTATATAGATTCTTGTTTGCAACAAAAGATACTCCTGAGTTTATTGCTTGGATAGGAGAGGCTCAAGACCAAGCGATTGATAATTTAAATTGGATAATGACTCATATTTATGAAAATCCTGCAATTCATTATTATTTCGGTGATTTGCAAGGAGATAAGTGGACAAAGAGTGAATTTACATTAACCAATGGTTGTAGAATGATTGCAAAGGGTACATCTCAAAGATTACGTGGAAAAAAGCAATTATCAACAAGATATACTGGAATTGTACTTGATGACTTCGAATCAGAGTTAAATACTAAAACGCCAGAAGGAAGACTTCAAATTAAGAACTGGGTAACAGCTGCAGTCTATCCAGCCATTGATTTTGATAAAAATGGATTTTTATGGTGCAATGGAACAGTTGTTCATTATGATTCTTTTTTAAATGGAATTGTAAAAGAATATTTAAATGCAAAAAAGACTGGAGAAGACTTTTCTTGGGATGTTGTAACATATAAAGCTATATTAGATGACGGAACTACATTATGGCCTTCAAGATGGCCACTTAAGAAATTAGAAGAAAGAAAACAATTTTATATCGATTCAGGCACTCCTGCTAAGTTTTATCAAGAATATATGAACCAAGCTAAATCCCCTGAAGACCAGATATTTAGTGAGGAGGATATTAATGAAGGTTATTACAAAGGGAATGCAAGATTTGACGAGCAAGCTGATTCTTGGTATATACAATTGGACGATGACTCTAAAAAATACATCAATATCTACATCGGTGTTGACCCTGCTTCAACGATTAATAGCTATAGTGATTTTAGTGTCATTATGGTTATTGGTGTTACTGCCGAGTTTGATTATTATGTTCTTGAGTACTGGAGAAAAAGAGTACTCCCAATGGAATGTGCAGATGAAATATTTAAAATCCTTGAACGATACTCGCCAGTTAGAAGAGTAAATATTGAAACTATTGCATATCAAGAGATGTTAAGAGATTATGTTTATAAAAGAAGTAAAAAAGAAGGATTGTTTATTCCAGGAATCGAAAAAGGTATAAAAAATTACGGAAACAAAAAAAAGAAAGATAGACTATTTGAAGGACTTCAACCAATGTTTAAGCAAGGAGCTGTTCATTTAAAGAAAAACCATCATGAATTTATTGGAGAGCTATTAGATTTTCCAAAAGGCTCACATGATGATTGTATTGATGCATTTTGGTTGTCTACCCAATTTGCACGTGGGAATCCAAAAGCAGGTAATAAATTAAAACATAAAAATAAAGATGGTAGTTATAGTTATAAACATAAAATATATAACTGGATGACAGGAAAGAGAGTGTGATTTGCATTTAACAATAATTTATCAGTATATTATCGACCATGATTCAAGAAGATATTAGAGTTAAAGAGATACGTGAGTTATGGGACCGCTGGTCTGATGCACGTAAAGACTGGGATATTCAAGCAAGAGAAGATATTGACTTCTATTTAGGGAATCATTTTTCAGAAGAAGAAATGGATGCTCTTGCTGAAAGAAATCAATCTTCTATGGCTATTGATAGACTTTATTCCGCCATTGAACAGTTTAAAGCAATTATAACATCTAAACCTCCAAAATTTACAGCTGTTGGAAGAGAAGATTCTGATAATAAGATGGCAAATGTATGGAAAGGAATGCTTGAATATATATGGGATATATCTGATGGAGACGAAACTTTCAAGCAAGTTATTCATGACTATGCAGTTACAGGGTTAGGATATTTTTATTCATATATTGACCCTGAATCTGATTATGGTAGAGGTGAAGTAAAATTTACATATGTTGACCCATTCCGAGTTGTAGTTGACCCAAATTCAAGAAGTCGTTGGTTTGATGATGCATCAGGGTTAATGTTATCCACAATATTTTCAAAAAGACAATTATTAGATTTATATCCACAATTAGGAGAAATAGCTGAAGGTGAAGAAAAATCTATTATTGATGATTTAGAAACATTAAATGAAGAAGATTATCCATCTTCTACTAATGCTGCAGCAAAAGCGAGATTTACTCCTGATGTGGTTAAAGATTATGATACATTTGAAACTGAGAAATATAGATTAATTGAGTCATTTTCAAAAATTAAAGTACCATATTTCAGAATGGTTAACCTTCAAAGTGGTGAAGAAAAAATTCTTGATGAACAATCTTTAGCTGGTATTATGCAAGATGAAAAAACAAGAGTTGCAGTTGACGAAGGCATGCTTGATTTTGTTCAAGTTATGCAAACAAGAATTAAACTTCTTTGTTCGGTTGGACAAGTAGTATTATATGAACGAATATTAGATACTGATGTGTATCCAATAGTTCCAGTTCCAAATATATGGACAAATACTCCATATCCAATGAGTGATATAAGAAAAAATAAAGATTTTCAAAGGTTCCTCAATAAAACGGTGTCATTAATTACCTCACATGCTCAAGCTTCTTCAGG